TGTCTGCATTTGTGGTAATCGCCTCAGTACCAAAGCTGAAAGCCTCAGCAATAAGCTCTAAATTTGTGTTAGTAGAATCTCCCCAAGTACCAGATTCATCACCAGTTGCTATCTCTTTTAGTCTTAAATCATTTGTATATGCTGCCATGTTTAATTCCTATATCATTATGCCGCGTCTCTACCTGCATTTATTGTAGTATAGTTTGGAGATTGGGTTGTAGCAACCTCTGAATAGCTAGGAGATTGTGTTGTAGCAACCTCTGCATAGCTGGGAGTTTGTGAGGTATCTATTTCTCCATACACCAAAATAAAACCTGTCGATACAGTAGATTCTACTCCTGTTGGTGTTACGTTAGCTTTTGCCTGGGTCGTAACGGCGCCTATACTTGATGTCAAACCAAAACTTGGTAAATTAATTACTTCGTTTTCGTGAACGATTACTGATCCAATAGCAGAGGTGGTTACAAGAGTTGTTGGTGTAACGTTTGCTTTTGCTACAGTTGTTG